GCTGTTTCATTGAATACCGGTTCTACACACTTTACTAATGGAGCTAGAGTAACTGTTGCTAACTGGGTTAGTGGTGAGGTATCAATCAATCCATCTACCGGTGTTGCATCATTAGTTATTCCAACATTATCTAGAGCAAGTAATATATTAGGAACTGCTAATCAAGTTATTGTAAGTGGTGTAACTGCAACCGGAGCATTTACTGCATCATTATCATTACCACAAGATATTGCTACTGCATCAAACGTAAGATTTGGTTCTTTAGGAATTGGAGTTGCGGCAAGTGGTACAAGTGGTAGAATAGATGCGGCAAATGATATTGTAGCGTACTCTTCATCTGATAGAAGATTTAAAGAGAATATTAAACAAATACCAAACGCATTATCTAAGATATTAAAAATCGGTGGATATGAGTTTGATTGGATTTCAAACGTTGAATTACATGGACACGAAGGACATGATGTGGGTGTTATCGCACAAGAAATTGAAGAGATACTTCCGGAATTAGTTCAGACGAGAGAAAATGGATATAAGGCGGTTAAGTATGATAAGTTAGTTGCACTTCTTATTGAAGGTATGAAGGAACAACAAATACAAATAGATAACTTAAAATCAGAAGTAGAAAATTTAAAAAGAGCAAGAGGGTTATAATGTACGATGTTTATTTTACCACAGGAATAGGTAAAATCAGTACGGGAGTAGATATTTGGGTAAACAACTGGTTGAGTGAAGTAAGTAAAGACTTAAACACTCATCCAGTTTTACTTATTTATAGAACTAAACCAACTGATTTTAATTTTGATATACCAATCGAGCACTATTGGTATAATGATGAAAACGGAAATCACAGAGATATTTTTGAAGAAAAGTTTAAGGAGTGTAGAAGAGTTAATATATTACATGCTCACTACACTCCTTTGGAATTAATAGAAGATAATAGGGATAAAATACATTCTTATATAATCCACAATTGTTTGGATAAGGTAATTGTGGAAACAGGTATAACCGATTTACCTTTTGGGTGGACTCCTTATTATTCAGAAAAATGGGAAACTGAAATACTATCATATGCGAAAAACAAAGTATGGATAGGGTTATATGAATTAAAAGGAGAAAAATTTAACGGAACGATTGATATACCATCTTACTATGAATTTGTTCACAATAAAGAATTATCGGATTCAAATTCAATAGGATTTACTGCAAGATGTGAAAGTAGAAAGAACCCACATTATTTAGACCAATTGGAAGGATTTATGTTTACTAACATTAGAACCTTTCAGAAAACTTGGAAACATAAAACCGATATAAACTTTAAAAATTTAAAACAAATTCAATATGAAAGCCCATTTGAAGAAATATATTATGGTATGGATTGGGGTATATCTCATTGTGCATTTTCTGCTGAGCCATTTGGATTTTCCATATTTCAAAGTTTAGATTGGGGAAAATTACCAATTATTTCAAAGGATTGGTGTGAGGATATACCTTATAAGTTTAGAGCTAGTACTAAAGAAGAATTTAAAGATATTTATGATAGTATTGGGTATCTCGCATATGAAGAGAAAAAAGAGGAGTTTGATAAATTTAAATATTTATTATCACACCGTTTCAATACAAAGCAAAGTTGGAAAGAACAATTAACAAACTTATATAATGCCTAGAGTTCAGGGAGACAATTTAGAATTATCGAATTTAAAAGCAGCGACAGGTAATACGGCTACTTCTAACTACTCTATTGCTACTGCGGCTGGCACAACTACCGGCCCAATTGCATTTTCGGATTTCACAATCGATTCAGTTGGTTCTATTAGTGGGTTTACCTATGTAAAAGAATCAACTGCTGAAACTTATACTTTAGGGTTTGGTAATGCAGGTAGTCGTTTTTTAAGTAGAGTTGGTTCTCAATACAATAATTTCACATGGAGCTTATCAGCAGGAGCAGAGTTTACACTTCAATCACTTCCTCCTTATAATCCAACTGTAACTGCAAACGCTGTAGGTAATTCATCTACATTAGTAGCACCAACTGCACGAACCCTTTCGGTAACATTTAGAGACCTTTACAATGACCATGCAAGTGATTATAATCTTACAAAAACAAAAACCATTTACAATGTAGATGATTATGCGGGAGCTAGTGGATTATGTTTACATTTGGATGAGATGATTGAGATGTGGGATGGTACATTTAAGAAAGCGGGAGATTTAGTAGAAGAGGATGTTGTAAAAGCATACTTCCCTCCACACTTCCAACAAGTAGATGATTTTAACTTCTATGATTGGGAGTATTATACACCAGGAGGAATATTAGTTCCTGCTTATGTAAAAGATGTTGCATATACATTTGTGGATAGATGGAATATAATACGAACTGATAAAGGTGATGTTAGAGGAAATGGTGAACATCCTATGATGGTGTGGGATTTAAACGAAGAAGTTTATAAATTCAAACCATTGGGATTACTTCAGCCAGGAGACCGTTTAATAAAAGTATTAGGTGAGAATCAAATAGAAGAAGTAGAGATAATTGCTAATGAGGTTCAATCATCTACATTAGAGGTTGTATCGATAGATGTTGAAGATGTGGATACATACATAGTAAATGGATTCGTTACTCACAATAAGGGTGCAAATTCGTTAGCGGGGTATTCTATATCAACTAACCCAACTATATCAATTGCTTCGGTAACTATCGGAGGAGATGCATACAAACAATTAACATTAAGTACGAACTCAGCGGTGGTATCTCCTGGTTCGACTGCGATTACTGCAAACTATTCTTATGATATACAGATAGCATCTGATAGTGGATTTAGTTCTATATTAGCAACTTTTACCACATATAGTTCCAACACATTAAACTATAAGACTGGGGCTACTATTTTTGCGAGAGCTAAAACAAATTTCGCAGGATTACAAAGTGGATTCGGTTCAACTGCAACAGGATAATAAAATAATATAATATGTTTAAGATAACAAAACAATTAGTAGTAGATGGAAAAGTGTTAGAGAGAATCTATGTTTCCAAAGATTATACCTTTGAGGGGATTGAAATCTTCGAAACGGAGGAAGAAGCTACTGAAAAAGCGGAAGAATTAGAAAGTTTAGATAATTTTGGGGCTAAATATAAGGTTACGGAATTATCGTGATATTTATAGATATATATTAGTATAAACAAACCAAAATATAAAAATGGAAAACAAACAGTTATCGCAAGAAGAGTTACAATTGATTAATGAGTTAAGAACAGAGTTCGCTAACGTATTTGCTAACATCGGTTCAGTTCAATCAAGAATCAAAGAATTGGAAGAAGAGAATGAATTAAATTATGAAGCTTTAAAAGAAATTCAAAAAAAAGAGGCTGATTTATTTGAAAAATTAAAAACTTCATACGGAGAAGGAACGGTAGATTTAATAACAGGAGAATTTAAACCCGCACAATAATATTTTGGAGGTTTCTTTTGATATTTATAGTAGTAAACAAAAATTAAACAACGATTAATATGGCAGAGAAAATTGTATCGCCTGGTGTATTTACGAGAGAAAACGACCTTTCTTTCTTACCACAGGGTATATCACAAATAGGTGCAGCGGTTGTAGGCCCAACAGAAAAGGGACCTGCATTTGTTCCTACATTGGTAACATCACAAGCGGAATATGAACAAATCTTCGGAACACCGAAAGATTATTACACAGGTTATACAGTACAGAATTATTTAAGAGATGCCGGTTCGGTAACCGTAGTTAGAGTAGCTGGAGTTGATGGATACCAAACTTTAGCAGGTTCTGGTAATGGTACATTTGGTATCGTAGTTAATGATGGTACAGGAGACCACGTCTTAGCAATCTTAGAAAATACTGAAACTGCTGTAACGGCATCGGTTGCTATTACAGGTGATGATACAGGTGGGACCATCGATTTAGCAGTAGATGGAACTACTTATGTAGTTGATATAAATGCAGATGGTGCGGCATCTGTTGATAAAGTATTTGGAACAACGCCATCATCTTCTAAAAAGAAGTACACTAATTTATGGTTTGACCTTACTCAAGTAACTTCATCAGCTAACTTTGATTATTCTAATTTAGCTAATGCGGTAACAAGTATAACTTCATTTCCTCCTCAACAATTTTCATCATCAATTGAAACAGCGTATTCAAACGCATATACTCCTTGGATTCAATCTCAGAAATTTGATGGTACTAACAGATATGACCTATTTAAAGTTCATACATTGGCACATGGGGAAACTGAAAATACAAGATTTAAAATTCAAATTTCAAACATTAAATCTTCGTTAAGTGGTAGTTATGGAACATTTAGCTTGACAGTTAGAGAGTTTGGTGATACTGATAAGAGAAAGGTAATTTTGGAAAGCTATAGTAATCTGACATTAGATTACACATCTCCTAATTTTATTGGTAGAAGAATTGGTGATAGAACTATAGCAATTGCATCAGATGGTAAAATTACCGAAACTGGTGATTACTCAAATAAATCAAAATACATTAGAGTAGAAATTAAACCAGAAGGATTCTACCCAATCGAAGCAGTTCCATTTGGGTTTGGTGCTTATACTATACCTGTTAATTTTGGTGCAACCGCATTGGCAGATAACTTCCCAACTATAAGATTTACATCGGCTTCTGTTTGGAGTACGGGTTCTTACTCAAGTGGTGTTGAGTTTGGGGATTCTATAGCAACTAGTGCAAAAAATAACTTAAATTATTTTAAAGCTATACCATTTGGGGCAAGCGTTGGTAGTAATACTGCTTTCGCATTAGATAATTCTTCTTTGGTAAATGGTTGTAATTTAGCGGCAACTTATACAAGTGATGCTAATACCATTGCTAAGAGAAATTTCTGTATTGCATTTCAAGGTGGATTCAACGGAGTTGACCCAACTGTAGATATATTAAAAGGAGCATCTATCATTGATACCAATACTCAAGGATTTGATTGTTCAACATCAACTGCAAGTGGTACAAAAGCTTACGTTAAAGCATTGAATACACTTTCTAATCCAGATGAACTTGATATTAATTTATTAGTTACACCTGGTATCATCAGAAATCAACATAGATATGTATCAACTAAAGCTATGGATTTATGTGAAGCAAGAGAAGATGTATTTTATATCGCAGATTTTGTTGGTGCAAACGATAGTATAACTGAAGTAGTAGAAGAGGCATCATTAGTTGATTCTAATTATACTGCAACTTACTACCCGTGGGTTAAAACAATTGATACTATAACAAACAGAGTAATCGCTGTTCCACCATCAACACTATTAGTAGGTACATATGCACAAAACGATAGATTGGGTGCAGAATGGTTCGCACCAGCTGGTTTAAATAGAGGTGGTATTCAGGGAGCGGTACAAGTAATGAATAGATTAACTCAATCTGAAAGAGATACATTATACGAAGGAAAGGTAAACCCAATTGCGGCATTCCCTGGACAAGGTATTAGTGCATTCGGACAGAAAACATTACAAGAAAGTTCATCTGCATTAGATAGAATCAATGTGAGAAGATTGTTAATTAACTTGAAGAAGTTCGTTGCATCTACATCAAGATTCTTAATATTCGAACAAAACACAGGACAGACAAGAGCTAAATTCCTAAATACAGTAAACCCTTACTTAGAGAGTGTTCAACAAAGACAAGGACTTTACGCATTTAGAGTGGTTATGGATGAAACAAATAATACACCAGATGTAATTGACAGAAACATTTTACAAGGTTCTGTGTTCTTACAACCTGCTAAAACTGCTGAATTTATCGTAATAGATTTCAATATCTTACCGACTGGAGCAACTTTTAGTGTATAATTTGAATAACTAATATTTATATAAAATAAAGTAATAAAATGGCAGAAGTATTAGAATTTAACGAAATGTTTTATACCAATTTCGAACCAAAGATGAAGAACAGATTCATCGTGGAAATCGATGGTATTCCTTCATACTTAGTAAGAGTGGCAAACAGACCAACAATTCAGTTTGAAACAGTTGTATTAGACCATATCAACGTAAAAAGAAAGTTGAAAGGTAAAGGAGATTGGCAAGACGTGGCCCTTACATTATTCGACCCGATTGTTCCATCTGGAGCACAGGCGGTAATGGAGTGGATTAGAACATCTCACGAATCATTAACAGGTAGAGATGGATACGCAGAATTCTATAAGAAGGATGTGGATTTCTATATGTTAGGTCCAGTAGGTGATAAGATTGAGCAATGGAAATTAAAAGGAGCATTTATCTCTCAAGCTAACTTCGGTGACTTGGATTGGAGTAATGCTACAGACCCTGCATCAATCGAAATTACTTTAACTTACGATTACGCAATCTTAGAATTCTAATCAAAAATAAAATATAAAAGGGGAAACAGAAATGTTATCCCCTTTTTTTGTTTTGAAAATTTGTGATATATATATTTATATACAAACAATAAGTTATTATTATGGCAGACAAAAATTATGAATTCCCAACTGAGGTTATATCATTACCATCAGAAGGAAAGTGTTACCCTGAGGGACATCCATTGGCGAGCGGACAAGTTACGATAAAGTATATGACCGCAAAGGAAGAAGATATTCTTTCTTCACAAAACCTAATCAAAAAAGGTATAGTATTAGATAAGTTATTAGAATCTGTAGTAGTAGATGCATCAATCGATGATTTAGTTACAGGTGATAAGAACGCTATTATGTTAGCAACTCGTATTTTAGGATATGGAGCGGCTTATCAAGTAGAGGTATCTGACCCATTTAGCGGTGAGAGACAACAAGTAACAATTGATTTAGCGAAGGTTAAAACAAAGGATATTGATTATTCTCTATTAAAAAGAGATAATAAATATGAATTTACTTTACCTCAATCTGGTAAAAAGATTAAATTCAAATTATTATCACATAAGGATGAAAAAGATGTTCAGGCTGAAGTAGCGGCATTAGATAAGTTATCCAAAGGTACTAATCCGGTTGAAGTTACAACTAGATTAAGAAAAATGATAGTGGAAGTCGAAGGTAATACTGAAAGAGGATTCATTAATAATTGGGTAACTAATCAATTGTTAGCTCAGGATAGCAGAGCATTAAGAGCACATATTAGAGATTTTGCACCCGATTTGGATTTAAAATTTGAATTTACATCTGATATTACTGGTGAGACGGAGGCACTTGATATCCCATTTGGGGTTAGCTTTTTTTACCCTTCCAACTAATTACTCTACCCAACTTCACGAAGAAATTTGGAGTTTGGTTCAATATGGTAATGGGTTTACTTGGAAAGATGTATATACGATGCCAATTCACTGGAGAAGGTTTTACCTTAAGAAGTTAATTGACTTAAAGAAAAAAGAAAAAGAAGAATATGATAGAGCCAATAGGAAAACAAAAGTTCCTTCAGGTGGTTCTTCAAAAGTAAGGATGAGATAGTAAAATTTAAGGGGTGTAATCACCCCTTATTTTTTTATCCAATATTTATATTAGTAAAAATATACTCACAATGAAACAACCTATTAAAGAAGGAATTCTTAACAAATTCGTAGATAGCTTTATAGACTCCTATAAAAGAGGATTAGATAAGTATTTCATAGAAAAATCAGCAGAAAGAAATCCTGAATTAGCTAAAGCACTTAGAGATACAAGTGATTCTTTAGCTGATTTGCAGAAAGTATTAGATAAAATTAATAAGAAGAAGTAGTAATAAATGGCAGGGGAAAAAATAAAACTAATCAACGCCGAAGCTAAGGCAACCGAAAATTTAGCCAAACAACAGGAGGACCTAGCTGCTGCTCAACAAAGGGGTGATGCGGCTGCTATTGCGGATTTGCAAGAAAAGATTAGTAAAACCGAAGCCTATATTAACAAAGCAAAAGGTATAAAAACCACTGTTTCCGATTTTAGTGATTTAGCATCTCAGATATCTATATCGGAAAGAGCAACTACTGAGTTAGGTAAGTCGTTCACTTCAATGGATAGACAACTTAAATCATTAAGTAAGGTTCAGGTTAGTTTAACTGACCCAGCTGATATAGAGTTCGCCGAACAATTTGCACAAAAAGCGTACAAAGTAGCAGAAGCACAAAGAGATGTTTTATCTGCAGCATCCGGTACTAAAGAAGAACAGATAGCCGCGGCAGACAATTTAGTAAATATTCGAAAAGACTATATAAGTTTTGTAAAGTCAAATCAAGATTTGATAGAAGGGAACAGAGAATTAGGTAGTATAGTAGGTGATTTCAATAAAAACTTAGAAAAGGCGAATCGTGAACTTGAGATAATGAATGGGTTAACCGATGATGAGGTAGCCGCATATAAAGAGTTAACTAAGGAAGTAGATGAAATGAAAGGTAGATTAAATGCAGTTGCTAATCAAATAACTGCTGCATTGAAGAAACCATCATTGGCAATTGGATTACTCATAGTTGGAGTAGGTAAAGTTGTTGGTAAGGTGTTTGAAATGCAAAAGGCATTTGGAATGGTAGGTCAAGAGATTAATGGATTTACTGCATCAGCTGGAGTATTAGGAATGGGATTTAAAGAATCTCAACAAGTAGCAGAAGGATTAGCTGAAAATTTAGGTGATATGGGTGAAGCATCATTTGGTACTCAATTGAATACCAATTTGATTGCAAATAATATGGGTATAAGTGGTACTGAGGCAGCATATTTAACATCAGAGTTTGGTAAAATGAGAGGTTCGACTTCAGAGCAAGCAGCTAATATGCTTAAATCACTTCAGGCTACCGCAAAATTAAGAGGTGTTTTACCATCAGCAGTAATGAAAGATTTAGCGGCTAACGGAGAAGCGTTTGCAAAATATGCAAAAGGAAGTGGAGATAACATTAAGAACGCAGCTATACAAGCTAGACAATTAGGTGTAACTTTTGCAACTACTGCTAAAATAGCAGACACATTATTAGATTTCGAAACTTCAATTGAAAAAGAATTAGAAGCTAGTGCAATGTTAGGTAGGGACTTGAATTTAAGTAGAGCAAGAGAGTTATTTTATATGGGTAAGCAAGAGGAGGCAATGTCTGAAATACTTAGACAATTGGGTGATAAGGCTGAGTGGGATAAAATGGATGCGTATCAGAAAGATGCAGCTGCCGCAGCATTAGGAATAAGTGTAGCGGAATTGGAAAAGATGTATATGAATCAGCAGAATATCGCTGAAAATGCCGGTACTTTGACCGAAGAGTTTAGTACAATGAAGGAAGGTATAAGTGCGATAGTAAATGAATTCGGAGGTGGATTCATTGGTGCTATAGGAAAGGCTATTATATTAATGGGTCAGTTAGGTGGGGGTATAAAGGCATTTGATGGTATGTTCGGTGGAGTTGTATCTAAGGTGTGGGATATGGTTAAGGGATTAGTAGTGGCAGGGGCACAGAAGGTGTGGGGAATGGTAACAGGTGGCAAAAGTCCTGCAAGTGATGTAATAGATAGTGCAAAAGATAAAGTAGTAGATAAAGTACAAGATAGTATAACAGATAAAGTTCAGGATAAGGCATCCGAAAAAGCAGAGGATTTGGTTGATAGTAAAATAGATTCAGTAACCTCACCTGAAGGTGTCGAAGGAGCAACTGATGCAGTTAATAAGGATAAATCAATGGGTGATAAACTTAAAGATTTATCAAAAGGATTGAAGGCAATGGGTGATACTAAAGTTCTTAAGGGAGCTTTAAACTTAATACCAACGGGAATAGGATTTTTATTATTAACTCCTGGTTTAATAGGTATGTGGGGAGTTTCTAAATTTGCTGATAGTGCTGGTAAAGGATTAGGTGAATTGGCAAAAGGATTGAAAAAAATGGGTGATGGCTCTGTGATGATGGGTTCATTAGCATTAGCAGTAGCATCATTAGGATTTATATTAATTATTCCTGGTATAATAGGAATGGCATTGTTATCAGTATTTGCAGCGCCAGCCGGAATAGGATTAGGATTGTTAGCGAAAGGATTGGATAAAATGGCTCCAACTATTCCTGGTTCTATAGCAGTGGGTGCTGCAGCAATTGCATTTACATTGATGATTCCAGGAGCGATTGGTATGGCATTATTTGCAGCGGCAGCAATACCAACAGCGGCAGCATTAAATTTATTGGGACCGGCCTTAGTAGGATTTGGTTCAACTGCTGGAACTGTAGGTTGGTTAGGAGTTGCGGTAATTTTAGCATTAGCAGCCGCATTTACTATATTTGCATTTGGATTAAGTTTATTAGTTCCATTGGTAAAAGCAATCGGAGAAGTTTTAGTAGGAGTGATAACGGCTATAGCAAGTGGTATATCAGTTATCGTAGGTAGTATAACAAATATGATGGCGGCATTATTACCACTTATGAATATAGAAGCTGCGGTAGGTGTGTTGGCAATGGCGGGTGCATTTACAGCATTAGCATATTCATTAGCGATGGTTGCGGCAATGGGAACAGCGGCTATTCCTGTACTATTAGTGGCAGGAGCAGTTGGTGCAGTAGCGGGTTCTTTATTTGGTGGTGATAGTGCAGGTGGAGGAGAAAGTAAAGATGATTTAATAATACAAAAATTAGATGAATTGAAAGCAGCATATTTATCTAATAAAGATGTTTATATGGACGGTGCAAAAGTAACAGCGGCAGTTGGTAGGGGTGCTGCTAAAAATCCAATTACTTCATAATGGGAAAAACGATAGAAGAATTATTCAGGTCAAAACAACTTCAGAGTAGTGGAAAAACTGCTGAGAAAACTTATGATATCCGTAATAGTAAGGATATCAATATCTCATCGAATAATCCTCTTATGGGGTTACCATTTAAAGCAATGAATGGTATTAGAAAAACAATAGGGTTTAGAACTAAGGAAACTTTATTAGAGGAGGAATTTGGTGGAATCAGACCGCTTAGATTACTATCATCTCCTATATTATATGGAACTGATATTATCAGATTAACTACCAGAAAAACCAACGATGTTCAGGCTATGAAAGATAGCATAAACAACAATGGTACACAAGGTGGTAACAATGGTTTAATAGGAAGGGCACTAAAAAAAGTTGAAGGATTTGTAACTAAAAAATTAGGATTGCCTCAGGATACTTATCCAACTTATGTAATCAATACGGGTAAACTTCAAAAGGGAAAAGAGCCTGATACGATGATTACTATTGGTGAAATTAAGAAAGATGCAGCAGGTACTTCATTTGGTAGATTCTTAAAGCAAACTGGTGGAGGTACTCCATCTCAATTAGCTAAACAAATAATTGGAGGTGGATTAAAAGTTACTCAGGGAGCAATACGAACTGCATTATTCGGAAGTCAGACGGTTGCATCATTATCAAAAGGAAATCATAATGGATTTGTAGGAAAATATGCATCTACTGCTAACTATGAATCTTCAATGAGTACATATACGCAAACTTTATCTCTAAATTATTTAGATATATCAGCGGTATCACCTATTAAGGGATTCACACGAAAAGGTGAAATATATGGTAGAGATTTAGGAACAAAGAGTTATGGTATGAGATTAAACGGAAGAAAGGGTGAACCTACTTCCGCATTCTTACAGGATAATAGATATTGGATAGGGGATAAATACACATCATCCAATCCTAATGCAAGAACAAAAGGATTACCAAATGTAGAATCAGCTGAATTAAATAATGGTAGTAGATTTTTAAGTCCTGTTCCTACTTCTTTAAGAAACTCTTTTGATAAAAATTCACCTTCCGATGGTTCAGCATATGCATCTGCGTTAGCTAGAAAAAGTGCAAGATTTGGTGATACTGAATATGCGTTTAGTCTTTCCGATGGTAGTAGAAATCAAAGATTTGGTGAACCTAAATTAGCGGATTTACTGGGGATATATACTAGAGAAAATCCATATAGTCCATTTAATAATTTTGCAGGTCAATCTACTATGCCTGATTTTAGAGTAGAAACCGTAGTTACGTTGGGTAGTAAATTGTTACTTAATAAACCCTATGGATTAAACTCACCTGCAGGGGGTATAGCTAATCCTGCTCTTCAGAGTGGCCTATTTGGATTAAATAAAGAATTCGCATTTAGTTTATCCGATAATACTAATCACAAAAAATTTGGAGAACCTACTATTAAGGATTTAGAATTTGTTTATACAAATGTAAACCCATATGAAAGGCAAGGAGGATTTAGTGGACCATCTACCGCACCATTCCCACTATCTACATCAGTTTTATTAGGTAGCAAGATGTTAATCAACAAACCTTGGGAACTTAATTCTCCTACAAAAGGATTGAAAAGAACTCAAGGAGTATTTGGTGTATCTGGTTTTGCGTTTAGATTATCTGATACAGACTTAAATAAAAAGAAAGGTGAACCTACTGCGGATAAATTACAGCAGTATAATACAATTACAAATCCATATCAGTCTGGTTCAGCAGCGGGGCCATTGGTATCCAGTAAAATATTAACTAATCCAATATTAGGATTTATTCAACCTAAAAAAAGAACTCAGAAGGATAGATTTAGTTTAAGAACAAGAATTAATAATTCAGCAGACACTACATCAAATGTCACAGATTCACTTTCAACGAGAAGAGGATTGAAAACATTATCAGATGTGATAAATCAAACAGGAGTATTTACAGTATCTGAATTGGCTTCTATAAAGTATAATGGAAAAACAATAGATGAGGTTGATTTAATACCACTTCGTTTTACTAATATGGGCAGTGGTGAGACAATTTATTTTAGAGCAATCGTAAGTGGATTTAATGAAACATTTTCTCCATCTTGGGAAAATAGTAAAATGATTGGGTCACCATTTAATTTTTACAATTATACAGGAATAGAAAGAAAGGTAACATTTAACCTTAAGGCGTATGCGATGTCTTCGATAGAATTGGCAATGATGTGGAGAAAAATTGAATTCTTAGCTAACTTTAATTATCCAGGAGGATATACGGATGGTGGAATAGTTTTACCTAATTTAGCTAAATTTACTTTTGGTGATTTATACCACAATAGAGTTTGCTTCTTAGATAGTTTAAGTTATTCAATTGAAGATAGTGAAAATCTTTGGGAACTGGGAGATGGACAAATGAAATACGGAGTTTCTGATTATTATGATAACGATTATGAATTTAATGGAAAATTTAGAGCTAATCCAGGCGGAGAAGTAATAAGTAATTCTGGACAAGCATTTACTACCATTGCAAGAACGAATGAAGGTATAAAAGAAGGTGAAAATAGAATATATGACCCTATTACTAAAACAGGATTTCTTATAGATAATGCTGGTGATACGGCTAGAGTAGGATACAATGATGTTAACTATAGTATGAAAAGTTTTAGATTACCTAAGTTTTTAAACGCATCAATTGGTGTAACATTTATAGAAAGTAGAAGTACTACTACTAGATTGTATGATTTTGGTACTTCATTGAGTAATGATGTAAGACCTGCTGTAACTAGAGATACTACATCGGATGGTAATAAGCAAAATAATGCAGCCAAAGGTAGTGGTGGAACAGGTGGAACGGCTGCCGGTGGAACGGCTGCCGGTGGAACACAAGGTCCTGTTCCTGTTAAAAATGTAGAAAAGAAAATTAAAGGAACAAATGTACCTGATGGTACTAAACAAGTTCAATTTGGTGGAGGTACTTTCGGTGGCGGTGGCGCAGGTGGAGGTTTTTAAATAACAATATATTTTTATATTATGAGATACAATAATACAGGTGCAATTAGATTGGCTAACGGAAAAAGAGTTTATGAAACCGTTATACCTAGCCAGATTGCCAAAAAAGATAGTGATATATATATTATTACTCAGGAAACTGATAGATTGGATACATTAGCAAGAGAATATTACAATGACCCATCTCTATGGTGGATAATTGCACAGGCTAATAATTTAAACTCTGTAAATTTAGGTTTAGAGCCTGGTATACAACTAAGAATACCGGCTGACAAAATTGAAGTATTAAATAAAGTATAATATATTTTTATGGCATTTCCTTTTATAAAATCAATAGATGCATTTATTGATACTGAATTGAACACTAGAAAAGACCCAATTAAGGCATCTCAATTGGTGCCTTGGATACAAATAACATCTAATTTAGGAGGAGGGTATGAATTGGGAAGTGCATCTTATCCAGACCTTTTTGGGTCTAATGGAATGTATCATAATGATGGTGTAGGTAGATTTAGACCTAGACCAATGGTAACAGATTTTTCAGTTGATTTTGCGAGTAAAGGAACTTTAAGAAAAGCTACGTTTAAAATTAAATGTTACACCATAGATGACCTATCTAAATTACAGGAATATTTCTTAGAACCAGGAATAAGTTGTTTTATTCAATGGGGGTGGAACAAAAGTTTATCATCTGGTAAGACTGTAATACCTTTATCAGCTGATGCGGGTAATGTAAATTTATATAATAGAAATCCGCAGGCATTAAATGAAGTCAGACAAAAAAATAATGGTTGTTATGATAATATGGTTGGTATTATAACAGGTGGAGAAAGTTTTATAAATGGAGAAGAGTATGGTGTAACCGTTAAAGTTTGCTCTATTGGAGAAATATTGATGGGAAGGAGCCAGGAAACAATTACTACCGATTCGGATAAAGTTTCAAACGAACCTGCTTTTAGTGAAGCTGAAATTGAATCATATGAGGGTACTACAAATTTAAATTATGCATACGCATTTAATTCTTTCCCCGCTGAACACAGAACTAATACAATTAAAAACTGGATAACTGATTCTAGTAAGGTTGATACTGCGGCGGATTTTATAGGATTCAATGATAGTTTGATAGAAGAGGCACAGGAAGAAACTAAAAAAGGAGAAATATTTGGGTTAATAACTTTTAATCAAGATGTTACTTTATTAGATAAAACATTTTCAGCCAGAGATTCAACCTCACCGGTAACGCCTAAAAAATATATAAGATTCCGAAACTTTATCGATATAATGAATGAGACTAGGCTTAAGTTAAGTAGTGATGGTTCGATGAATTTTAATCTTGATATAAGTTCTACCTATATTAGTTGTTTCAGAAGAATATTTTCAACAGATGAAAGAGTTTTTATACCAAATGTTGAAATGGTAAACTATTTTTGGAACGAGCCTTATTATAAAGGAACTGAGACACCTAGAGCAGAAATGTTAGGAAATTATGGTACATCAGGTAGAGGTAAAGTCTCATTTCCGTCAAAAACCGCTACAACGTTTACAATGAAAGATGGTACATCTGTAACTTTACCGGTTCATAAGCATGGTTGGATAGGTAATGTTTATTTAGATTCCGAAGTTGTTTTTGAAGCACTAAGAGATGTAAAAAGACCAGTTAAAGAAGTCTTAGATGGAGTTTTAAAAATAATGGAAGATTCAGTAGAAGGGTTATGGAATTTTCAAGTTGTACAAGATGGTAATGAATTAAGAATTAGTGATGCAAATTTAAGAAACGATAAATCTGGATTAGATGTAGTATCATTTCATTATACCGGAACTAAAAGTTTTTTCTTAGATGCTTCATTTAATTTAGATATTCCAAAAGCTATGGCAAGTAAAGTGGTTATGGAAAAATCTGTAGATGGAAATATAAGCGGAGATGGTGACCCTGAACCAACAGGTCTTTTTTCTGATAAAAAGGATACTAAATTAGAAAAAGTAAAAGTAGAATCAAGTGCAACGGATAAAACACCCGCGAAACCATTAACGGATGATGATATAAAAAAGAATGCTTGGATTGATTTGAGAAGGAATATTAAAATTATGATTGACCCTACGATAGTAGATAAAAGTTCTATCGATAGTAATATAAATAGATGGGGTATATACGGAATATATTTAAATAAAAAATACTTTAATATAATACGAAAACAAGATACTGGGTATAATACAAAAGGAGCTACGGTTTATAATGGAAGGCCGTTACCTGTAAAATTCAATTTTACTACATTGGGTATGAGTGGATTTCAAGTTGGGCAATTATTTAATGTAATAGGATTACCACCTCAATATAATAATGCATCAAAAGGAGCATTTATGATTACGGAAGTTACACATAAAGTAGACGGTAAACATTGGACTACTTCAGTAGAAGCTATGTTTAAACCATTTGTTAGATAATATGAAAACTGATTTAGAATTATATAAAAAACTTAGGGAAGATTTACCGATACCTCTTAGACCACCAAGAGCATTTTATCCTAAACCATCGGAAGAGGATTATAATAAAGGTTATATAGAAAGATATTTTTTACAAAAAAGAGATACAAAGGGTTCTCCTATTTTTGAAGTTAAGAGAACTACATATGTTAGTTATCACTCTACTCCCTTTTATATTGGAGTAAGATTAAAATGGAGAATAATTGGAAATTTGGTTGATAAGTATGATGATAAGAATGTATTCATTCCATCCGTACAAACTTCAAATGGTAAAGCAATTGCGGAAGCAGAGAAGGTAATGGATGATATAAATTTATATTTAGTCAACTTAAAACAATTTCATAGGGATTGATAAAAATCATAAATTTATTTGGAAAAATAAAGAATTTATCGTATATTTATAGTTATAATAAACAACAAAGTTATGTTCAAACATCTTACAGATTTAGAAGTCCAACAGATTACATTTGATTGGCGATACAGAGGTTTTACAACCTTAGAATTACTTACCGAAGAAGAGTGTGATGAAATAAATGATGAGTTAGAAAGACTTCGTCAGGAAAGAAAAGGAACACTTACTCCAGATGGTAAAGAATGGGGAGAGTGGGACCCGTTTTCATACCCACACAAAATCTCAGAAAAAATAGAGAAACTTTTTGTTCATCCAAAGATTATCGAAGCATGTACATACCTTATGGGTGGTGATATCGTTGGTATGCAAACTTGGTCTTATTTCAAACCACCTGGACAATTAGGTAGAGATATGCACCAAAATGCTTTCTACACAGGTTGTGGACACAATGAAATCATTAATACTGCATTAGCATTAGATAATCACGATGCAGGTAATGGTGCGGTATGGAACTATGAAGGTTCACATAGATTACCAACTTTACCAATCGAAGTG